ATCCGCATCATCGGCAACGTCCGCGGCCGGAAGAATTGGGCCTACCAGCTCGCGCGGCACGCCGAGCGCGGGCGCGACCCAGAGATGGCGTTCCACCGTATAACGGCTTACGACGCCATCCAGGCGGGGGTGCTGGACCAGGGCGAGGTCGAAAGCTCGCGCGGCACGCAGATGACGGAAAGTGCGTGGCGCGAATTGTTCATGGCGGAGGCGTCGGATGACGGGGGCAACCCGTTCGGCGAACAGCACATCAGGGCTTGCATCGTCCCGGCGCTGGCCGAGGGGCCGCCCGCGTTCTGGGGGTGGGATTTGGCGAAGAAGGCGAACTTCACCGTAGGAATAGCCATCGACCGGGCCGGATATGTCTGCCGGTTTGAGCGGTTTCAGCACATCCCTTGGCCGGAGATTCTACAGAGGATCATCGCCTGCACGGGGTCGACGCCGGCACTAGTGGATTCGACGGGCGTGGGTGACCCGGTCGTGGACTTCCTCCAGCGTGCTCCGGGCAACCGCTTCGAGGGCTATCACTTCTCGCCGGCAAGCAAGCAAAAGCTCATGGAAGGGCTCGCCGTCGCCATCCAGAGCCACGCCATCACTTATCCGGCCGGCGAGATCGTGCAGGAGCTTCTATCGTTCGAGTACGAGGTCACGAGGATAGGGGTTAAATATACGGCGGCGGACGGAGCGGAGGACGACTGCGTGATGGCTCTGTCGCTCGCGGTCATGTGCAAGAACCTCCTGCCTACGCCGCTCCGCATCCCGCCAGAGGTGCTCAAGAGAATCCAGAGGATGCCGCCGAACCCGAAGTTCCAGCAGCAGCGGCGCTCGTACAGGTGAACGATGGAGAAAAAATCACGAAAACGACTTAAAGAAGTCGTCGCAAGCCTAGACCGATGCAAAGAGATTTTAGACGACGCGTTTTTTGCTGTCCGTGAAACACGTATTCGGATTGCGTCTGCAGCGTCGCGGAAGGCGTGGCGGTCGCGCAAGCGCATGTCCGCGGCCCGGCGAATCGGTTAACGCTGGCTTGTTAGACTTAGCGGAGCACCGGCCGTGACCTTCGACAGGAAAGAATATCAGCGCCAATACATGCGCGCCCGCCGCGCCAACGACAAAGCTAACGGTAAACCTAACGATAAAACTAACGTTGTGGAGATGAAGCCGCGCCGGCGGCCGGTCCTCGGCGTCGACGACATGCTGGCGCTGGCGCGGGCGGCGGGCCGGAAGCCTCCGCCGCGCCCGTTCACGCTGCCGGAGCCTCCGCCTGGAGTGGTGCCGAAGGGCAAGAAGCCGTCGATGGCGATGGACGATTCCATTGACGGGCAGATGCAGTTCCTCAACCAGCACGTCACCGGCGTGTTCGATGGGATGGCGCGCGAGGGGATGTTATTCCTCGGCTATGCCTACTTGTCGCAGCTCGCGCAGCGGGCGGAGTACCGCATCCCGACCGAGACCATCGCGACGGAGATGACCCGGAAGTGGGTCAAGTTTCGGGCGGTCAAGCAGAAGGACAGCGAGAAGAAGGCGGAGGAGGCGAAGGAGCCCGGAGTCGGGGAACCCGGCAGTGAGCGGCCGGAGGACAACGTCGAGCCGGCGGCGTTGGCGAGGGCGCAGCTCAGCGGCGACTACGCGGCTCCCGGCGAGCAGGAGCAGAGCGAGACGGAGACCGACGACCCGGCCGACGAGAAGGCGGACAAGATCAAGGAGCTCGAGGACGAGTTCGAAAGGTTGGGGGTCCGCGACTTATTCAAGACCGTCGCGATGCATGACGGGTTCTTCGGTCGCGCGCACATCTTCGTCGACCTCGGCACGGAGGAGGAAGGCAGCAGGGACGAGCTGGTCACCGACATCGGCGACGGCCTCAACGACGCATCGCTCGGGAAGGTGGCTCCGGGCAGTCTCAAGGCCCTGCGCGCGATCGAGCCGGTATGGACCTACCCGACCTACTACAACGCCACGAACCCGCTGCGCGACGATTGGTACAACCCGACCGTTTGGTACGTGATGGGCGTCCAGATCCACTGCTCGCGGCTGCTGACGTTCGTCGGCCGGCCGGTCCCGGATCTCCTCAAGCCGAGCTACATGTTCGGCGGTCTATCGCTGAGCCAGCTCGTGCAGCCGTACGTCCAGCTCTGGCTCGACACCCGGCAAAACATCGGCAACCTCATCCAGGCGTTCAGCGTGATGGTTCTGTCGACGGACCTCTCGGTGCAGATGCAGCCGGGGACCGGCGAGTCCATGTTTGAGCGCGCGGCGATGTTCAACGCTGGTCGTGACAACGCTGGCCTCATGATGATCAACAAGAACACGGAGGAGTTCACGAACGTCTCCGCCCCGCTCGGCGGGCTGCACGAGCTGCAGGCGCAGAGCCAGGAGCACATGATGAGCGTCGTGCGCATCCCGGCAGTAAAATTTACCGGGATTCAACCGACGGGGCTGAACGCGTCGAGCGAGGGCGAGATTCGCGTGTTCTACGACACGATTGCCGCCTACCAAGAGGCACTGTTCCGGCCGAATCTCACGAAGGTGATGCACTTCGCGATGCTGTCGCTGTGGGGCGCGGTCGACCCGGACATCACGTTCGACTTCGAGCCGCTGTGGGCGCTGAGCGAGAAGGAGGAGGCGGAGGTCCGCAAGATGGACGCGGAGACGGACGACATCCTTATCAACGGCTGCAACGCGCTGCACCCTGAGGAGTCGCGCAAGCGGCTCGCCGCTGATCCCGACAGCCCGTACAGCGACATCGACGTCGAGGACGTCCCGGACCCGCCGGACCCGGCCGAGGCTATGGGCGGCAAGATCAACCTCAAGGGCACGACGCCGTTCGGCGGTGGGGCGGAGGGCGGCGGCGGCGGGGGTGGTGCTGGTGGCGCGAACGAGGGCGGAGGCGGGGACGAATAGGAAGCCCAAAACCGTGTAGAGTGACCGCGAGCCGAATCAGGGAACCGCTGCAATGGCACTTCCGAAGAATACGCTGTTCGACACCAGACTCGGTGACGTCCAGATCATCAGCAGCCAGAGCCAGCAGGACGCTGGCGTGCAGTTCGGCGGCGGCACCGCCACCTTCTCGGGCGAGGGGAATATCAATGTCCAGTCGAACGCCGGGACGTTCGTCGGAGGCTCTGGCGCTGACGTCGTCATGGCCTCGGCCATCTTGCCCGCGGGTACGTTCGACGTTGCCGGCCGCGGCGTCGAGATCACGGCGATGGGGTCGTTCCTTGCCAACGGCAACACGAAGACCGTCAAACTCATCTTCAATCCGAGCACAGCCGTTGTGGCAGGCACGGTCGGGGGCGGAGGTGTGACCATAGCCACGACCGGTGCGATAACGACCGGCGGCTCGGGTTGGTGCCTGACCGCGATGGTTTTCAAGTACGGTATCCTCGGTTCGAACACGCAGCTCGCCCTGCACCAGCAGGCTCAGATCGGCAGCTCGGTGAGTCCGCTGCTCACGCCGCAGGCGACGACAGCTATTGAGGCAAATCCGATCCTGATCGCGCTCACCGGCAACGCCGTGACCTTGATCACGGACATCACGTGGAACTCGTTCATAGTCAATGCGATGAACTAGTGACTTGCTGCGCCGCGATAAAGGATCGAACGAGCGAGTCCTCGCTCCCGTCCACCCTAATGCAGGGCTGAGGCAGGCATACCAGCGCAAGCTCCTCGCGCTCGTCGAGGCGATGTCCCGGTCTTACGTCTGGTGGATACGCGCCTGCTACCGGCAGAACGAGCCCGTCCTGGCGCAGGACTCGCCAGCTTCGGAGCTGGAGAAGACCATCAAGGGCCTCGGCCGCTACTGGCGCAAACGGTTTGAGGCGATCGCGCCCGAGCTCGCCGAGTGGTTCGCCCAGGACGTGGACAAGCGGTCCAGCGCGGCGCTGCGGTCGACCTTGCGCAAGGGCGGCATCTCGGTGCGCTTCAAGATGACGAAGGCCATGCGCGACGTGCTGGACGCGTCCGTGGCCGAGAGCGTCGGCCTCATCCGCTCGATCCCGCAGCAGTACCACACCGAGGTCGAGGGTCTGGTGATGCGGTCGGTCAAGGCGGGGCGGAAGCTCGACGTGCTCACCCGCGAGCTGCAGCAGCGGTACGGAGTAACGCGCCGGAGGGCCGCGCTCATCGCGCGAGATCAAAACAACAAAACTACTGCGGCCCTCATCCGCGCGCGCTACGAGGAACTCGGCATCGAGCGGGCGGTCTGGCTGCACAGCACGGCCGGGAAGGAGCCGCGGCCGACGCATGTGAAGAACAGTGGAAAAGTCTATACGGTGTCTGAAGGATGGTTTGACCCGGACCCGCGCGTGCGTAAGAGGATATGGCCCGGCGAGCTGATCAACTGCCGTTGCGTTGCGAAGCCGGTAGTCAAAGGATTCTCGTGAGCCTCGATCTTTTGGTGGTTAACCCCGGCGCTGCCCACGGAATATATGGTCCGTTGGGCAATGAGCTTGTAGCGATTGAACCCCCGCTCTGGACCCGCATCCTGGCGGCGCACGCGCGCGACAAGGGCTACGACGTCGACATCCTCGACGCCGAGGCGCTCGGGATGGGCGGGGCAGAGGCGGCAAAAGAAGCAGTTGCGCGCAAGCCCCGGCTCGTCTGCGTGGCAGTCTACGGGCACCAGCCGTCGGCATCGACGCAGCAGATGTGGGGCGCGCGGCAGTTCTGCATGGAGTTCGTCCCGCTTTCCAGCGCGCCGGTCGTCATGGTCGGCGGCCACCCGTCGGCTTTGCCTCGGCTCACGATCGAGGAGGAGGTCGTCGACTACGTCGCGATGGGCGAGGGCCCGGCGACCGTCGAGGGGCTTCTGGCGGGGCACGACGAGAAGGACATCCTCGGCCTCGTGTGGTCGTCACCAAATGGAGACGTGAACATCAACAAGGCCGCGCCGCTGTTCCACCCGGATGATCTCCACGGCAACGCATGGGACCTCCTGCCGATGGACCGCTACCGGGCGCACAACTGGCAGTGCTTCGGCGACCTGTCCAAGCGCCAGCCTTATGCCTCGGTCTTCACGTCGCTCGGCTGTCCATATCGCTGCTCGTTCTGCTGTATCAACGCGCCGTTCGATTCGAACAAGTACCGTATGCGGGCGCCTGAGATGGTCGTTGCGGAGATCGCGGGGCTATATACTCATTACGGCGTCGAGACGTTCAAGATCACCGACGAAATGTTTGTCTTAAACGAGAAGCACTACACGGCGATCTGTAAGGGATTGATCGGGACTGGCCTCGGCGAAAAAATCAACATTTGGGCCTACGCGCGGGTGGACACGGTGAAGCCGGACACGCTGGCGCTGTTGCGGCGGGCGGGCATCCAGTGGCTCGCGCTCGGGATCGAGTCCGGCTCGGCGCACGTCCGCGACGGCGCGATGAAGAAGCTGCGGCAGAGCGACATCATCGGCACGGTGCGCACGATCCAGGACGCCGGCATCAACGTCATCGGCAACTTCATGTTCGGGCTGCGTGATGACGACGAGAAGACGATGAAGGCGACGCTGGACCTCGCGATCCAGTGCCGGCCGGATTTCGCGAACTTCTACTCGACGATGGCCTATCCTGGTTCCGGGCTTTACGCGCAGGCGGTGAAGGAAGGCTGGACGCTGCCGGAGACGTGGCGTGGCTACTCGCAGCACAACGACGACTGCCG